CATGAATGGTTTGCTTATGGCAGGACGCATTACGAAAAGCGTCGTCTCGAGATGACAAAAGTTTGCGAACAAGTAGACTTGCCAGTTTCTGCCTTGAATTACACGTTTGACGAACGTGTTGCCTTTTGGAAGGAAAAATATCCTGAAGGTTAAGTGCGCATATGGTTACTCCTGTACATGTTAGGTGCTTTGCGTATAGTTGTTTTGTGTATTTACACAGTGCATTTCAATTACATGTTATGATTTGTACAAAAATTTATCTCCTGTTTATAATGAATATAGTACCCGTTTAATCGGAAGGAGCATCCCTCTAGCTCATGAGGAGGGGTCCGTGTCGGGTGGACAGTACCCGATACTTCGTTTTAGTTCTATTTGTACATATGGTATAGAACACCTGAATAAGGTTAGATCATCCCTTTCTGCATCAAAGGTTCCGTTTTCGGAAGCAGATAAAATTTATCCTCAAGCAGACTCATCCACAGAAGGAAAAGTTCTTTCTACTGATGGTAGAGCAGAACAAAATTCAGCTCACCAAAATGTTCACTTCGACGATGCACACGAAGGTTTCATGGATACAAGAGGACGGTCAACTGATGTGTTGCGATCCTCATTGCTCAGATCTGATGAATCACTTCAGGATTTCTTTTTGCGACCTATTAAGATTGCATCGATTTCTTGGGACATAGCTAGTACTGGTGGTACCACTCTCAATCCGTGGGCTTTGTTTTTTGAAAATTCGCGCGTGATTAATCGCATATCCAATCACAAACTTCTCAAAGCAACACTGAAACTTAAAGTTGTTTTGAATGGAAATGCTTTTTATTACGGAAGAGCATTGGTATTTTATCAACCCCTTCCTGGTCTCGATCAAACTACAAACATAGATCCTGGAAGTTTCGATGATATGGTTGAAGCATCTCAGATGCCACATATTTGGTTAAATCCGACAATATCGCAAGGAGGTGAAATGATATTACCATTTTTCACACCTCTCAATATGTTGGATATTCCAAACCAGGATTGGAGATCGATGGGATTACTTCGCGTTGGAAAGGTTGTTCCGCTCGCTCATGCTAATGGTGCCACTTCTGGTATCACCATATCCATTTTTGCATGGGCAGAGGATGTCGCACTAACAGGTTTAACTCAAACCAATCCTCCTGATATCTTCCCCCAAGCGAAGTCTGAACATGACGGAATCATTTCTAAACCAGCAAGCATCGTTGCTAAAACTGCAAGTCTTTTCAAATCAGTACCCGTGATTTCTGACTTTGCTTTGGCGACTGAAATTGGAGCGTCTTCCATTGCAAATTTTGCTGCTTTGTTTGGTTATTCGAAACCAGTCGTTGAAAATATTCCACCATCTCAATTAGTCACGCGACAGTCTATGGCTCTTTGTGATGGGCGAGAAAATTTGGTCAAATTGACTGTTGATTCTAAACAAGAAGTTTCCGTTGATCCAGCCATCGCTTCCCTTGATATGCCAGACGAACTCACAATCGGTAGTATCGCAGGGCGCGAATCTTTGCTCACAAAGTTCACATGGGCTGTTGGTC